GCTGCGGCGTCAGCCTCAACCTCAAACTGCTTGTCGCTGCGGGTGCGCGGGCGCTTGCTGCTCTTGGGGGCCATCTTGCTATCCGGCTTCAAGTTAGCACCCGGATTTTTTCCCCCGGAGGCGGTAACCTTCAACTTACCCTTCATGTCGATCTCCTTACGTTGTGACCACAGTCACGGTTCCAACAGACCCTACCATATCCTGAATAGGGTTCCAAACGGGATTCCAGCCGAAGAGCCCGTTGCCCGGAGCGTAGTCTGGGCGGGGGTTCTGCAGTGCCTGTGGGTCGTTGATCTTTACGCGGCCCAAGAAGTTCTGTGGTTGGTCGGGATCGGCGATGTCGCGGCCCACTCGAAAGCCCGTCTTGACGCCGTTCTGGTACTCCCAGACGAGGTCTGAGAGCTTATAGGTACGCCCACTGCGGTCGCAGATGCCGAGGGCTTTGCTTCCCCTTGCGTATGCGGGCATCAGACACCCCCGATCATCATCGTGTTGAACGGCACAAAGCTGACCGAGGAGCGGTCGCGATCTTCACCGGCTGCCAGCTCGAACTGCTCGTCGTAAATCTGCTTGAGCGGGATCACCCGGTCCATGACCTGCGGCTTCTTCATGGCGATGTAGTAGGCCAGACCCGCGACGAGGGCGGGTACAAAGCGCGGAGGAATATTGGTGGTGTCTGCACCGATGCCCGAGGCCAGCCCGTCAATGCCTTTCAGGCGGTAGTAGAACAGGGTGTAGCTCTGCGAGTTGTCTGGGGTGGGCCAGAACGTAACCGTCGTGCTCGTAGGCAAACGCTGCACGAACACCTGCGTCGGACGCCCAGTGGTCTGCTTGTTGGTCTGCTGTGCGTAGGTCGATACAGAGATGCGCTCGAGCGCGGTGTCCGTCTGAGCGGTGCCCGTCCCGGTACGCATCTGGTGTTCGATGATGTCGATGGTGCCCGTCGGCAGCGTGTATGTCGTGGTCCCCGCCGTCAGGGCGAGCGTGCCCGACTCGATGGTGAATAGGTTGAGGCCGCGGTTAGCCCACTCGAGCGTGAGCAGGTTCAAGGACCGGCGAGCCGTCTTGAGGTCGTAGCCCGAGCGCATCTCGAGGCCAGCCCGTTCGAAGGCTTCCTCAAAGAGTTCCGGCAGATCGGGTACGATGACGGCCATGGTTTAGTCCCTGAATTTCGCGGTCTTCTTCGCGATACGTTTCGGCTGAGCCACGAACTGCTTGCCCTTGGCGGTGCCCTCGCGCTTGGCGCGGGTGGTGGCAGCATACTCTGCAGGGCTCAGGGCGTCACGAGCCTTTTTAGGTAGGTAACGCTCGCCTGTCTTACCGGAGGGCTTGCCACTCTTGGTGCCCCAGTCTTCCTTAGTCCACTTGGACATGGACTTCTGAGCGGCGGTCTTCTCACCAGAGTAGCCGCCACCCTTCTCTTTGTATATTTTCCCAGCGAGCTGCATGGCCCGGGCGGAGTGTTTCCCGCCCATCTTAGCCTTGGCTTGCGCCTTGGACTGTTCCCAGAGCTTCTCGTTGGTGCGACCCATAGTTACTTGAAGCCCTTACGGCACTTGGCTGCGCGAGCGCAGTCACCCGGGTTGCCACACTGATTGCACGGTGAGAACTCTGCGGCCTGCTCGACCGCGACAGTGTTCACCTGCGCCTCTACTTTCGGCGTTGTTTTCTTAGCCATTACTTCATGGTCCCTTTGGTGTGGCCCTTCATGCAGCAGCCGTCCATCTTTTTGACTTTGTCGCCTTTGGCGTAGCCTTTGACCATGCCACCCTGCTTCGTGCCCATAGCGCGGGCTTGGTCGAGCTGAGTGACAACCGGCAGGCGCGAAGCGGGGGCAGTTGCGATCTGCTGGCCCATGTTTGCTCGGCTCATCATTTCTTCTTCCCCTTCTTGGCTACGCCCTTGATAGAGCCCTTGTTCTCAGCGGCGTAGAAGACGCGAGCACCGGCCTCCTTGCCATACTGTTTGGCCATCGCGGCCTTGATCTTCTTGCCTTTGGCGTTCAGCGGCATATCAGCTCCCGGGTTACGGCTTCTTGCGAGCGGCCTTAGCGCGGGCCATATCCTCGCGTTCCATACGGTCGTACATCTTCACCGTGCTGTTCGTCTTGGCCTTCTGAGGCCCGACAATGGACCGGATGTTGCGCGCTTCAATTGCAGAACCAGCAGCGCTCAATGAGTTATGCAGGGCGCTATCAAACCCCGGCTTGTCGAGCGCAGCCTTCTTCGCCTTATACACGTTGTCGCGGCGTTCACCCGAGGTATTACCCCTGACGTACTGCTGAGCCCCACCAGCGGTGGTATACGTCTTCTTGGGCTTCGATGGAGCCTTGTTCACAGTCGTCGCGGCGCGGGTGGTTTTGGTCTTGCCCTTCATGGGAGTCTCCTAGCAGTTCCAAGCGCGCAGCGAGAGCGCCTTGCGTGTGGGTTTACCTTTTTCGTCCTTCATGGGGCCGGGCATGCCGCCCATGCGGGCGCAGAACGACTTGCGCCGCGCTGCATCCTTCTTGGTCTTGGGGTTCGGTGCCGGGGGCTTGAGGTTCATGCCCTGAGCCTTGGCTGACGCCCGCCCCTTGGCGTTCAGGCCCCCTTTCGGGTCCTTACCTTCCTTGCGGGTCCATGCTGGTGACTTGGCCATTATTCAGCGTTCCTCACTAGGACGATCTGAAAGTACGACGAGACGTCGTTGTTGTTCCCTGAGCCCTTGGCGGTGGCAGTGATGCACTCGCCAGCCATGATCTTGACGGGGTATGCAAAGTCGTAGTCCGCCGTACCCGTGGCAATCGTAGTGATTGCGGCAGTCCGCACAAGGCCATCCTGACCCCTCTGCTTGAGGCGGGCTGTGATGTACTGGTTGGCGTTAGACGTACCGCTGGTGACGCTTCCATAGACGAGGTATCCAGTGTACCCAACAGGGCAGGTCCAGTGGCCTACAAGGGCTACGTTGTCCCCTACGCCCATAGCGCTGTAGACCGTTGCCGGGACACCCGAAGTAACCGTCCCCGTGCCTGCGTAGATGATACCTGCGTTAACGCCGCCAGAACCAACGGACATCACGCTCATGGTCTCAATGGCATCGTACTCATGGGCAGTGTTGACCGCCGTCTGTCCGTTCAGAATTACCGTCTCGGAAACGTAACCGCCTGTGCCATTGATGCCGAGGATGTAGACCGTCCGGGCCCCCGTTCCAGCAGCCGTGTCGCTGGCGCTCGAAGAACTGATTGTCATGATCGTCGGAGAAGCCGGGTGCGTCAGGAGGCCCGTCGTCGGCCAAACCGTCACTTCGGCAGTGTCTACGTCGGGGTTGTGCCCAAAGACATGCACGACACTGTGGCCTGTGATCTGGCCACGGCCTACTTGAAGCTCGAATGGCTCGGTGAGCCCGAACCGAGAGATGGATGAAAGCTCCCGAGCCATTCTGTTCTCCTTACGACCAGAAGATCGTCATTGCGGTGAGGTTAGTGGCGGTGGCCACATATGGGTCTGCGTCGAACAGAACCCCCGTCCCCGGAATGAAGATGTCGTATGTGCCAGCCGCAGCGAAGTCCAAGTCGATCTTGGTTGCTCCGCCGCTGCCGGACGTCATCGTGATCCGGCCTGCACCGGAGAAGGTCGCCACAACCTGACGAATACGGGCACGACCAATACCAGCCGCACCTGTGCCCGTCAGGCGTTTAGAACTTACGTCATATTCGTCGGCCATGCGGGCCTCCTATTAGCTGAGGGCTGCGCCAACAGCAGTGACCCAAGCAGAGCCGGTCGAGATCACGAGGCAGGTCTCGTTGTTGCCCGCGCCGTTGTCGTTGATGAGGCGGACCTGACCAGCGTTGCCAGCGGCAGCGGCGGGCAGCGAGGCGGTTGCGATAGCGGTGAGCTTAACGAAGCTGGTGACGGTCACATCACCCGAGACGTTACCGGTGACAGCACCGATGAAGCCGTTCTCAGACGTTACCGGACCCGAAAAAGTTGTCGAAGCCATGGAAGTACCCCTTTGCACAAGGATTCGCCGCGCAGTCTGTGCATCGTCAGGTCGGGCGTCCTGTCTGCGTGGCTGATGTTACCCTGCGCGGATTGTACACCACTATCGCTAACCGCGCTAGAGCCTGTTGCCCTTACTGCTGTTCTCGATGTGGGTGAGGATTTGGAGGTTCCACGGCACGTGCAGACCGCAGACTTCGTTGGAGCGGAGCGGGATGATATGGTCCACGACGTGCTTGACTCCGGTGTCGCGAGTAAGCCTGCGCGCAGCAAGATACAGCTCACGAATCTGTAGCTTGTGCTCCGAGGTCAACCATGAGGGAGTTGCGTTGCGCGCCCGGCGTTTCCACGCGTTTGCAGACGCCTGCACCTGTTCAGGGTGCTTATCCTTCCATGCTCTACGGTACTCCCGCTGCAGCTCAGCAGGGCGGTTTCGGGACCGTGCCTTAGTCAGGTCTTTGTTTTTCTCGTAGTACCGGCGACCCGCTGCTTTGGCAGCGTCGGATTTAGGCTGCGATTTCCGACGCTCGTTATCTGCGGCCCAGTCCTCTTTCATGCACTCCACACAGGCACCCTTGGTTTTGCGTGGGGCTACGTGCCCACGCACGCAGGGCTCGCCGGTGAAGTAGTGTGTTGCGCCAAGGGCTTTGGCTTCTTTACGGGTCTTTGGATATTCCATCTGCGCTACCTATGGTTTTGATACGGGTAACGTAGACGGCGTAATGGCCGTGGTCAAGCGCAAAAGAAAAGGCCCGCCGAAGCGGGCCTTAACTCTGCTAAGTGCTTGATTTTCCTCAAGCGCCGGGCGAGGCGTACATCGCCAACGGGTCGGAAACGCCAAACGAATAGCGCTCACGAGCCTTATAGCGAACGTTGCCGGTGTCAAAATCACCATCCATTGACGTCGACATAGCGACACGGACGAAGTGCTTCATACCGTTCGGGATGTCGGTGGTGAGGTACCACGCGTCATTGTCCGTCAGGTAGTGGTTAACGCGGTAACCTTCGGGGATCGACCCGTTGGTGTTCAGCGCGTTGATGTCGTTGTCGGCGGTGCCGACGCGCAGCTCGGTCTGCAGCAGACGAGTTGCAACGAACATCAGGCTCGGCGGAACAATCAGCTTGCGCGGACGGGCAGCGATCAGCAGACCGCGTTCGTCTTTGTAAGCAGCGATGTCGATAACCGCTTGTTCCAGCGAGGTCTCGTTGAGGTCGGCGTCAACCGAAGGACGGTTGGAGTTGGTGCCGCCAGCAACGGTGGGGTGCGCGGTGTTAAACAGAGTCACGCCGTCACCCGAGGTGAAGGTGGTGAAGCCCGTGTTCAGCAGCGAAGCAGCCTTGACCTGCTTGGTGTACGCCATGGCGCGAGCGAGCGCCTTGGTGTAGCGAGCCGAGAGCGAGTCGTACAGGTTGTCTTCCATAGCTTCTTCGGTGATCGAGAAGCCCATGGCCACCGTCTCGTGGTTGTAACGAGCGGTGAACGATTCCTGTGCGTTGTCATACGAGATGGCAGAGCCTTCCGGTTTCACCGGTGCTGCGCCAAAACCGGACAATTTGACTTCCTCTTCGAACGAACGTTCGGAGCTTTCGGTCTCATAAATCTCGGCATGCTCGTTTTCGTACTTGGCGTACTCAAGACCGAACAGGGCGTTAAGGCCCGGCAGCAGTTCTTTAAGGGCCTGTGCGCGTGAAATAGCCATGTGTCAGCCCTCCTTACACGCCAATCGCAGCGGTCAGCTGCGTGTAGTTCAGTTTCACGACCAACAGCGGGTAGGAAGTGCCCACCTCGTTGCCACGGGGGCCACCGACGTAGTCGATGATTCGCAGCGGGAGGTTGGCGTCCGTGCCGATGGTGGACGCATCGAGTGCAACGCGCGAGGCTTTGAACGTGGTGTTCACTGCGCCCTGAACAATCGCGGCGTTCTTACCGTAGATGTCGAGGGTGTTGGTGATAGCTTCATCAGCCATAACCACATAGAGAGCCTGCGGGTCATCAACGACGAACGCCAGAGCGTCCGAAGCGACGGTGCCAGTCGGCCACATGTTGCTGAAAGTCAGCTGGTTGGTCGACGGGTCGGTGTACGAGCAGCCGACAAATACACCGAGCATAGCGATATCGGTCGAGGTGTCGCCCGTAGCGGTCTGCTTGGTGATCGTGGTCGAAGTGCCGTTGTCGGTCAGCTGGACCACATCGCCAGCGGCGATGTTAGCGGCATAGCCCGAAGCGATGGGGTACTGGCGGAAAACCTCCAGCGAACCAGCGTCGAGACGGCCAGTCACACGCAGACCGAAGGGAGCGTTTACGGAACCCATGGGTTCTTTCCTTCATCTACAGTTTCAGTTCACGGCAATCACTTGCCGAACGAGGTCTTGGTTGAACGCTCGGGCCGAAGCACCGGCATCCGCGGGTCGTTCTCACGCATGAAGTTACGATCAACAGCGTCGATCTGATTCTGCGCGATCTCGAGTTGGCCTTCCACACGTGCCTGTACGTCCTCAGCGGGCGCGGCACAGAGCAGGAGACCGCCGACTTCGACATTGCCTTTGAAGCGGGAGTCGACGTCGGACATGATTTGCAGCTCGGGATAGTCAGCAGCCATCACTGGCGCATAACCTTCTCGGAACCGTGCGGAGACATTCGTCATGTCTGCGTTACCCAGTGTAGAGGTGCGAATCCACCGGAACTTCAAGCCGTCCCGTGGCTCGGGGGTAGGCAGCATGGATTGCCGCTTCCACGTCTTTTTGCGCGGACTCGTGTTTTCACGAGTTTCGAGGTCACGTGGGGTCCGGTCAGCCATTTTGCATATCCTTTAGCTTTTGCGCCGCGAATACCTTGAGAGGTACACCAAGGCGCTTGGCGAGAGCGGCCTCAGAGGAGGTTAGCACGATCTTGCGCGGTGCTTTCGTGCTGCGAGCAGCCGGGGCGACCACGGTACCAGCCTGACGTCGGGGTGCTTTTTCCTCAATTTGCCCGTCGTCAAACCTGTCTGGGAACGTGCGGCGAACCGCATCGTCGATCTTAGAGTAATACAAATCACTCTTCGGATCAATTCCTTGTGCTACGAGGTCCTCATGGACGCCCATAGCGAAGCCGGTCATGGCTTTGTCTTTCATGAACCAAGAGTTCTTCTCGGCCCACTGCATCGCCCGGTCATCAGGTTTTGCCACTTGCGGGGCAGCCTGCGGGGCCTGCGGTGCGGGTGCTTGAGCCTGCGCGGGGCGCGGCTTGTAGTTCTGCACCCGGTCATTCTCGACCTGCAGCTTGAGCAGCTTCTCCTGTGCGGCGAGTACAGCATCAGCGTCACCGCTCTCGTATGCGGCCTTGTAGGCAGAGCGTGCAGAGGCGAGCTCGCTCTCAAGGCGGGCCTTGGTCTGGCCGACGAGGACAGTCTCACCCTCGGCGTAAGCCTTGCGAAGCTCCTCGTTCTCCTTGCGAACCTTCTCAGCGTAGGCGATTGCCTCCTCACGGAGACGGACAGCCTCTTCCTTGGCGCGGCGCTCGGCGTGCTGGTCGAACTTGAGCTTGTTGATGCGCTTTTTGACGCTGTCGGAGTAACCCTCTAGGTCGTCATCATCGGCACCCTTGGTCTCAGTTTCGACCTCTGGAGCTTTCGGCTTGCCTTTGTCGGGCTCAGGGGTATCGTCCTGAACCTCGATCTCAAGCTCGTCATCGCCCTCGACGTCAACTTCGATGTCATCATTCTTGTCGGTCATGCGCGGCTATACCCCCGTGGGTCTTCGACAACCGCCTCGACGGTGTCATCGTTGATGAGACGGAACTCTTTGCCCAGAACTTTGAATCTGGTGCCAGAGTAGGAGCGGAAGATGACGAAATCGCCTTCTTTGCACCACGGTCCGTTCGGGAATTTGTTCAGGTCAGCGTATGCGTCAGGCCCTGCCTTGACCACAAACCCAACGATGGACGCCGTTTCCTCAGCCTTTTTCAGCTGATCCGGCATGTAGACTCCACCTTCGGTTTTCTCGCTAACCTCTGGGACGGCGATCAACAGCCTATATCCCGAGGGTTCCGGCAGCTTAGCCTTTAGCTGCTCGTCTTCGACTTTGTTAGCCGTATACATAGTTCCTCCTGCAGTGATTGAGGCTCACAGCGCCTTGCGCGGGACATCCGCGTAACTCAGAGAAGTATAGCGGATGGTATCAGTCCGCAATAAATCTTTTCTCTAGGTCCTTTACGTCGTCGTACATGCGCTGGAGCGCAGTGTACTCACCGACGCTCCGGCAGTAGTCCTCGTAAGTCTTGGCACCACCCGTTGCGAGGTGGCGCTCAATAGCCGATTTCTGCTCGTCCAGACCGCGGAGCATGAAGGCGAAGAGCGTCTCTTCCATCACCGACCCTCAACCTTGGGCGCAGGCGCTGCGGGCTTGTCGCGCTCTTGGAGCACCCGGGCAGCCTCGATGGCGAGACGCGTGCCGTCGGTCTGGGCCTTGATGTTCTCCCGTACCGCGTCGGTGGCGAGCTTTGCCATGGTGTTTGCTGCGGCCCGTTCGTTCTCGCTCTCGACACGCTCCTGCTGGATGTAGAGGTTCCCAGCGGCGGTGGCGGAGTTGACCTGCAGCTTCTTGTTGTCGATGTCGATCTTGTGGTCGAGCTCCTTCTGTTTGAGCTCGAGCTCTTTCATCTGGATGATTGTGAGCGGGTCCTGAGCCTGCTGCTGAGCCTGTGCGGCTTGGGCGTCGGCCATGTTCTTGTTGAACAGCTTTGCAGCGGCCTGAGCGACCATCTGGGACAGCTGAACCTCGACATCCTCCGGCAGCGGCTCGCCCTCGGGTGGCAGCGGGACACCGAGACGCATCTCGATCTCCTTGCGATACTGGTAGGCGACGTGCTCGGTGATGTGGGCCATGGCAGCGGCCTGAATAGCCCCTGCGAAAGGCGACTGGCCAACCATCTGGGCGATCTTCGGGTCCTGCATCGCAGCCATGTGGGCAGCAATGTGCGCCTCGTGGTCTTGGTACAGGAACGCTTTGACCGGGGTCTGCTGCAGCAGCGCCATGTTCTCGGCCACCGGGTCCATCGGCTTGATGTCCTCGGGTAGCTTGATGATGTCGCTTGCGTCTTGGATGCCCAGCACCTCGAGCATCTGCGAGTGCAGTTTACCCATGTCGTAGAGCTGCGGAGCCTGCTGCGAGAGCTGCAGAGCGGCCTGATACTGCATGATCCGCTGCGCCATGGTGGCTGCGTTAGGATCAGAGACCGGGATCACGTCCACGCGCCCATCGAAGTCCTCGACGCGGTTGAAGTCACCGTCCATCTCGTAGGCGTACTGCTCGGGCATGTGGTCGTGGATGATCCGCGCGAGGATGCGCAGCTCCTGCTTCATGGCGGCGTGCAGGCGGGCTTGGACACCCGACATAACCTTCAAGCTGCGCTCGAGCAGGGCGAGCGTGGTGCCCACCGGCGCGTTTGCGCTCATGTCACCCACTTGGATGTCGGCCACGGAGCCGATGCGACGGCCTTCCTCGACCACGTTACCCAGCAGGGTGTACAGGACGCTCGACGGCTCCTTGTATGGCATCGGGAACAGGCTCTCACGGAGCGTGCCACCCGTCACGTCAGCGTCTCTCCACTCACCGGGCATCAGCGGGGTGTTGTCGCCCTTGATACGCAGGCTGCGGGCCTTGAGACCCGCCGGGAGGTTAGACAGCGTGCCAGCGTCGATGAGCTGGCGCAGGATAGATGTGGCAGACTTAGCCAGACCACCGATCAGGTGGATCAGACCCGTGCCGTAGAACCCCATCCCCGGCAGGTAGGGATAGTGCGTGAAGTGCATCAGCTTGCGCTTCTTGGCGTCGTCTTCCTTCCAGTTACGGCGGATAGACAGGACAGTCTTAGAGGTCTTGTCGATTGTGACGACGTAAGGCCGTGCCACGCCATCCTCGTCCTCGAACGGCTCCGGCAGGTCGATGTCCACGTGCATCTCAAGCAGGATGCGGCGCGGATCATCCTCGTAAGTCTGCTCCTCCCCGGCCAGCTCGGCGTACTTTTGCTCGATGTCGGTGAGGTCTTTCTCGGCTTCGGGCAGCTCGACATCGCGGTAGAACCCCACAACCTGCAGCTCACGGACCTCATTGTCGGTCTTCTTCATCACATGCGTGAACCGCGGGCAGACCCGCAGGTTAGACGCGCCGTATGAGACCACGAGGTCCTCGGCAGGCACGAAGATTGACGACGGCATCTCGTTGATAGGGTCGTAGTATGTCTTCTTGAACGCAGACCCAGCCAGCGGCAGGCGGAACAGCATCAGCTCCATCTCGTCGCGGTAGTCGTGCATCTCCTCAGTGATGAGGTAGTTCATCTCGGTCTGGACGCGGTTGGCTTGGTCAGCCTTCTCAGGGGTCAGTTTACCCATGATTTTAGTGCGCACAGGGCCCGATGCGGGCATCAGCTCGCTCATTGCCTGCGCTTGGAACCGCACCACGGACTCGGTCAGCATCGGGTGGTAGACACCGGAGGCACCAGCCCAAGGCTGCGTGCGATCCTCGATCTTCATGCCCAGCAGGTCCAAACCGGTGATGTAGGCGGTCGCCCACTCCTTGCGGCTCTCACGATCAGACAAAAACGACTCAATCAGGTCGCTGGCGAGACTTTCGAGCTCCCCATCGTCGATGCTTTCGGCGAGGTTGGCATCGTGCCCGGCTGGGGAAGAGTCTTCGTCGTCCTCATCGTCGCCGAAGTCGACAGTCACCTCACCAGTGTCGGTATCAATCTCGATTGACGGCTCTTCGTCCGTGGCGATGGCTACTTCAATCTCAGGCTCGTCCTCGGGCCCGAACTCGAACGGCGTCATCGGCTTCTCGATTGCCATGGCATATCCCCTGTAGGTCTCTGCGAGACCTTAGCACGAGGTGTCAAACCTCGCAATGTAGTCGCGAGGGGCGCGGATGATTGATGATTAGCCGTAGCGCAGTCTGATCCTCGACCAACACAAAGCAACCCGTGACGGTTTCTTGTTTGTGTGCGCCCCTCGGGGATATTGGTACTGCTCCGCTACAGCAGCCGCAACCCCCTTTAATAGAAAAGGCCCGGTGGGGAGAAACACCGGGCCTTCCAGAAGATTCAATTCACCCTCGCCAGCGCCAAGGAGACAAAACGCTGACGAGGGTGTTATAGCACGACTTTAGTCGTAGGGCTACTTGTTCTTTTTGAACACATCCGCGCGGTTAGGGGCCTTTGCCGGGGTTCTGGGCGCGGCAGGCTTAGCCGTGCGACCGAGGTTGGCGTTGCCGCTGGACGAAATCTTGGCTGCATCCGTCTCGCCGTTGCCAGAGAAGGCGTTCTGGATGGCACGGACGATAGCGCGACCCGGGACGGGCATTTCTGCCTTCGGCTTCACCTTGTTGGCGGTACCACGAGACGCACCGGACATTACCGGCTTCGGTTTCACTTTATTATCCGTGCTGCGAGTTGCGCCCGAGGTGACAGGCTTCGGAGCTGCTTTCTTAGCAGCGGGAGCTGCCGGACGGGCTTTCGGACGCGGCGAGGTCTCCGGGGCCAAGTTCTTACCGAACTTGCGGGTCTTCACAGCGTTACCCTTGCCGTCCTTGACGATGTTACCCTTAGAGTCTTTCATGGGGACCCAGACGAAGTCTTTGCCCTCCACTGCGTTATCTTCATCCCGAGCCATCATGGCCTCCTTTGTAGCGGTTCTGCGAACCGTACACCAAAACTCAATAGTAGTCCACTTTCCTTCTGTATGGCAGTGGCTCGTCCTGCTCGTCGGTCGGCAGACGGATGAACCCACCCTGTCGGAACCGCATCAGCGCCATGATCGTGGTGTCCACTTGGTCGTCGTTTGATGCGAACGGGAAGCCCGCGACTTCCTCAACCAGCTCCTCCGCCCAGCGCTTTGGCGGCACCCAGACCAGCCCCGAGGAGATGATATCCGACACCGAGTTCAGACGCGCCATCTTGCTGTTAGGGTTGTTCGCCGAGCCCCTGACGGGTGTGTACTCCTGCACCATGAGCCCTGAGCGCCGCATCTCCTGATAGAGGGGCGTCCCCGAGCTCTTCTTTTCAACGATGAACGCGTCGGGCTCCCACTGCTGATACTCCTCCAGAGCCAGCGATTTCAGCTCTGGGAACTCCATACGCCGCTTGATGGCGTTGAGCAGGATGATCTGGTGCATGTTCTCCTCGTCATTGAAGAACACTCCCCACGTCGTCAGAGACGTGAAGTCAGCCCGGTTGTGGGCTTCTGCAGCGGCGTCGAGAGACATAATGACGTATTCTACAGCCGGTGGGTCGTCGTCCGGCCACAGCCGCCACCAATCCCGCTTGATGATTGCAGCTTCTTCACCCGTCGGATTCTGCTGATACTGCGCGTTCCACTGGAACACAGGCATGGACGCCTTGGTCCGCAGCAGCGCTGGCAGGTCAAAAAACTCAGGCCAGAGGGCTTTTTGGGTAAACTCTTCTCTCCCCGTGTCGGGGTCCACTTTGGAAACTTCCAAAATGGCCGGGAACTCCACCACCTCGTACTGGTCGGAGTCCTCGTTGTTGGTCATATCGCGTATCAGACGCCCTGTGAGGTCATCTTGGTGCCATCTGGTGTGCACGATAGCCACTCTACCGCCCGGCATCAGACGCGTCCGGGCACCGAAGGCGAACCACTCGTAGGCTTTGTCGAATGCCGTGAAGTTTCCGTTCAGGATGTCCTGTTCGGAGTGCGGATCGTCGACAAGCAGCAGGTCAGCACCGCGGCCCGCAAGGGCCGAACCGACGCCCGTGGCGTAAAACTCGCAAGATGTGGTCGTATTCCACCGCCCAGCCGACTTTGAGTCCATGGAGAGCGCCGTTGTAGGGAAAACGTCCCGATATGGGTCCGAGTCGATGTGATTTCGGACTTTGCGGCCAAAGTCCACTGCTAGGTCGGTCGTATGGGACACCAACATGACCTTTTTCCCGGGATTTCGCCCGATAAACCATGCCGGATAGTAGGTGGAGACGAGCTGAGACTTGCCGTGGCGAGGCGGAATGTTGACGCAGACCCGGTCTTCTACCCCCGCCTCAATCGCCATGAGCTTATCCGCGAGGATTCGGTGGTGTCGGCCCACCTTATAGTTAGGGTCCATGTACAAACAGAAGGCAATCAGGTCGTCTCTGGCAGCCTGCAGCGTGGCGCGCTTGTCCAGCTCCTCGATCATCTTCTCGATCTCAAGGAGCTCGAGCTCGTCGAGCATATCCACGCTCTTTAGGAGCGTCTCGAGCTCGCTACGCGAAAATGTATCGCTCATTCCGCACCCTCTTCGTCGACGTAGTCGGCGTCTTCGACGGTGTCTGGGGTCACGTCGATCATTTTCTCTAGTTTTTTCTTGAGTCGGGCCCGCAGATCGTCGCTCGTCTGGTGCGTGATCGTGATCTCCTGCTTCTCGGTGAACAGGCCGACGTCGGACACCTTGCCCAAGAGCTCCAGCGCCTTCACCCGGATACGTGCATCGGGGTTCTCGGTCTCCTGAATGAGCTTGTTGACCACCATATGACGCACCTGAGACGCCTCTTCGACGATCTTGTGGCCATAGTCGTTGAGGA